CGTCTGCTAATTTGACATCGCCTTTATTATCAGCATTACCCTTCGTTGCTCCGGGAGTAGCTAAAATAAATAAAATTTCACCTGGACCAATATTCTGATTATCTATTTTTGTTATATTTTCTATAAACTTATCTTTAACTTTTGGCCATATGGGGCTTCTAGTATTAACATATGAATCTAATCTTACTACTTTTTTGTGACTATCTTGTACCATTTTTTTACAATCAAATACTTCACCGGCTAAAAGTTCTTTTAAAAAATCCATTTGGTCATTAGCTGGTGCACCTGATTTATTAATTGCTAAAATGATAGAGTCAATAAAAGCTTCTTTATTCATTTTTATGTTAGCAGTTTTACACTTCTCATCAAGAAGAGCAACCATAACATCTCGTTGCATAGCTTCGAGAACAGATCTTAAAACCTCATCTTCTTGAACATCTTCGATTTTATCGAGCACTTGTTTTTTGAGTGCGGGCGTTACTCTTTCTAAGAGAGTTCGAATATCCTTCTTAATATAACCCGGTGCCATAAAAGTTGTATATGTTTTCATTTTTTCTCTATGGTACAATTACCGTATCCCCTTTTGTCCACTTGTCCATAATATCATTAAGTTCTTTAGCCATCTTTTTAATTGAATTAGCTTCCGCGCCCATCTGACCGTTATTCCGGGCCCATCTAGTAATTCTATTAGCGCGCTTAGCTACATCCTCTATTGATTTTACAGCTAACTTACTAAATGCCATAGTCTCTAGAACTTCTTTTGCAGAATCTGCTACGTTATCCATATTACTTCCCTGAATTTTGCTTACACCATTGTTCAATTGATTTGACCAATTTTTTATCAATTGAAGTTAATTTTCCATTTAAATTCTCACTCGCTCCATGAATATCTACTGGGTCACCGGCTAGCCAACCGGGAAGAGTACCCTGTAAATTGTGCCATTTCATGTTGCGGTTTCCTTTGTTGCGACCTATGGGGTCGTATACATCATCAGAATCATCAAGAAGCTTCGTCACATCCTTTCCTTTTTTATCTTGAAGGGTTATCGAAACGTTCCTAATTTCTTCTTTGTATCCTTCTCCTCCTTTTTCGCCTTCAATCATAATTCCCGGAATAATAAAGAAGTCTCCACATTTTATTTTTTTACCGTAATGGTTACCAGTACTATAATCTGTTTCAAGCTTATCGAACTGTTTAAAGCCTTTTTCAATATCACGAGCAAGATCTTCTTTTATATATCCACCAAAATGCCCTCCGCTTAATCCATCCGTCCATCCTTCGAGGGTTAAATCCTTATAAGTTTTCATATTTTCCTTTTTGATTAATTATTAATATAGTTTACTTAACTATTTAGTCTTTTTAAGATACCGATATTTTTCTTTTGCCAGTGTTCTCATCTTATCTGCAACCTTAGTATCTATTGTAGCATACCTTGCATATGCATCGCAAGCTTTTTCTTTCTTTTTATAAAGAAACATGTCAAAAGCCAGTTCAGAACTGTAAGCATCTATCTCAAAGGGGCTTGAAAAATAATCAGAATCGGAATTAAATGCTTGTCCGTCTTTACTATCATCAAATTGCAACGAATGGGTTAATTCATGGACAAATGTAAGAACAAATTGTTCTTTATATCTTTCCCATTGTTCTTCTGGAATGTATAATTGGTGGGTATATAGTTCTGGGGATAAATTTACTGTAATCTCTATCTCAGATTCAGAATAGTGTTCTTGTGGTACATTTGCTGCACCATCATATGTTAATTCATATAATGCATGTGTTCTATCTTTTCTTATATTAATATAACAAGGAAATCCTAATTGTTCTTCGATTAGTTCTCCCATTTTGAGAGAACAATTTCGCCAGGATGTTATATATTTTAATGTTGATTCATTATATGCCCTTTCAAAGCATTTAAAAGACTGACATGCTGTTTCTATATTTTCTTTAATAAGATCTAATTCATTCATATTGGAAAGCACCGAAGTCCGCTTTATTGCGCATTCTATTGCCAGTGGATTGATCAAATAATGGTTCATCATCATCTTGCCCACTATCTGCAATATCGTCTTGGGCTTTTTGTTCTACGTCATATAATCTCATTTTAGGTCTATCTATTCCAACAATGAACTTCTTATAAGATGTAGGATCATTATATCTATTTTTTAATTGTTTTACAAGTAATTGATTTAACTGTTCCATTTCATCTGAAGATATTATAGCAAACATAAAGTCTGCTGTTGCTGGTAAACCAAAACTTTCAGATGTATCTTCTAATCCTATATCTGTACTTGTAAATCCTGTTCTTGTAGTCTGTGTTGCAGAAAGAATTGGGACATTAAATTCTACTGCTAATCCTCTCAATTCTTCTGCAATTGATTTAATATAAGTATACGAATTTACGTTTGCTCCTGTTCTAATTCTTGCGCTTGAACATATATTCAAATAATCTATGAATATTATATCAGGAGTAAAATTACGTTTCAACTTTAATTCTGATAAAAGATTTTTAAAATGCATTGCGCTTGCTGATGCAGTAGGATATTCTTTAATAATAATTTTACCCTTAGTCTTTGCATTTATCTTATCAATTTTCTTTTGATACATATCCCTTGAAAGTTCTTCTAATTGACTAATAGGTATATCTAAAAGATTTGCATCTATTCTTTCAGCGATCCTTTCTTCAGCCATTTCCAAAGTAATATAAAGAACATTCTTGTTTATGGATAAACAACTAGCAGCATGATGGCACATAAAAAGAGACTTACCAACACCAGTTCCAGCAAGACATATATTAAGAGTTTTATTAGGTAACCCTCCTTTAGTGATCTTATTAAACATTTCAAGGTCGAATTCAATCTTCTCTTCAACTCTATGATAAAATTCAAATCTTTCATTTGCATCTTCAATAAAATCATGACCTACATGAGGATCAAATGATACTGCTAATGCATCTGACAATAAAGACGGAATAGCGCCTTTTTGTAAATTTGTTTTATTGTCGTTACCTTCTAAAATAGCAATCGCATCAACAACTGCATTATAGATTGCTTTATCTTGACAGAAGGTTTCCGATTGTTCAATAAGCCAAGCAGTTACATCTTTATCCTCAGGTTTATCTAAGGTATTAATTATTTCTGTAGCTTTTTGGTATTCATTCTCATGCAAACCTTCTTGTTGATCTAAATCAATTAGAAGACTTTGTTTTGTGGGTAGACTATTATGTTTAACAATATAATCTTGTACCTGTTTGAAGATAAGTTTTTCTGCATTATCTTCAAAATATTCTTGTCTTATATAAGGGGAAACTTTTCGGGAAAAAGGTTCATTGTGTATCAAATGAGATAGTATTAGGTGCTCTATCCGTTGATTCATCGTCCTCCACAAAAGTTATTGGGTTTGTCATTTCTGCGTTGTCTTGTTCTAAATATCTGTCCCATAATAATTTCACTAATATTTCACCAATCATAAATTCAAATTCTTCACCCTCTTCATCGGTGTGTTCAACACCTTCTAATTCGGGTGGTACCATTATAATATCATATTCATACTTAGCAGTACTTTCATCTTCTGCATCTGGCGGGGCCACTTGAAATTTACCATACTTATAAGTGACACCTTTAAAGGGTCCGGTTGTCATCTCTATACATTGTTGTGTAACATCATTAGGATGTTCTGGATGAGGAACTAATCTATAATAAGTATTAATCCTAACATAATCCTCTTGTGTTAATTCATTCCCCATTCTCTTCCTCTACAACCTCTTCTTCAAGACCGACTTCACCATAAAGAAATTCTTTATGTGCCACCACATCTATTTTATCTAAAATCTCTTTGGTGAAATACTTAGTAGGATTTTTTAGAATTGATTTCAAGAAAACTTTTTCACCATCTGGCATTTCTAATCTAGTAGAAACCTTTTTAAAGATTCCATACTTCTCAGCTAACTCTGCTAAACCATAATAACGATTTAATCCCTCTTTATATGTAAGAAGAACATCAATCATCTTATTCTCTTTAGTGAGTCGAGATTTAAAATTTCTACAATGGACTATATTACCAATTACCTCAGTCCCATCCTTTTCTTTCTTCTTAGATAGGAATACTATGCTAGATGCCGCATAATGAAGGCCAGTTCCACCACCCATAATCTTTTGAGGAAACAATGTTCCTATTTGATCATATGTGTGATTAGTAACAACAAGAGGAACTTTTGCTTTACCTCCTAACAAAGTAAGAACTCTAAACGTTCCTTTAACCATTTGAGCTCTGGTCATATCTCTTGTTTCCTTACCATCACTAACATCTTCCATCTCTTTAGAAGTAGAAAGATTACCTAATGAATCTAAACATAACATCATTGGCGGTCGATCTTTTTCAGATTCTTCTAAATGTTTTTCTAAAATTTTTGTTGCTTGTGTTCTAAATTCCTGAACCGTTGCAACGGGCAGGATAATCATTCGTTTAGAATCAATTCCTCTTGATTCTATCATCTGTCTTGTTAAAGCGGATTCAGACTCAAAGTAAATAACACCACCGCTAGGATTATCTGCGAGAAACTGTCTGACGCAACCCAAGACAAAGAAAGTTTTGCCAGTAGAACTTTCACCTGCGAATGCAGTGATTTTATTAGAAGGTAATCCTCCATAGATACTCCCAGATAATAATCCGTTTAATATGTACGATCCTGTGTCGATAAAACTTTCGACATCTCCAGCTTCAACACCATCACTTACTTTTGAACCATAAGTGTTGTTCGCTACTTTCAACATTTCATCAAAATAACTCATTTAATCCTTTCAATTTAATCATTATATATTATACCACAAGTTGAAACAAATGTCAAGCTTTTTCGATATCTAAATCCATAGTGGTAGGATCAAACTTTACTTTAAAAGTAAGTTCTATAGGTTTAAGTGTCCCATCTTTTAATGGTATAGGGAGCTTTCCTTCAACTGCTGCACCTAAAGCTTCTTTTGCTGTTTCAAACACGTGAGTAGGATCGGATTTAACAAGATCATCTAACTCTTCTTTTGCATCATCTGGGATGATACTATCAATCATTGCTTCCACGTGCTCCTTCGCGAGGTCTTGCGCTTTGTCTATAACAAGTCCTGAAATCACATTAAATAATAATACTGGTAGCATATTTTCCTTTTTAATTAATCTGTTGTTCCCAACTCTGTTCAATATTATGTTGAGCTAGGGTCTGTTTAAAATATTCATCGGTAGAAATTGGTAAATGTTTATCTGGTTCATCTGTGAAATTCTTAATTAATACATCTCTACCGGGATCCACAAAATAAGGCATTGAATAGCGAGATTTTGTATGGACTGTATTAACAACTCTATGGTTGGTTGATTTTAACGTATCATTGGACCATCTTTGAAACATATCTCCAATGTTTAATACTATTGAATTTTTCACTACAGGAACATCAATCCATTCATTTGTTTCTCTATCTTGTACTTGTAGTCCACCAACATCATCAAAACGAAAGAGTAAAGTAATAGAACCATAATCAGTATGTTCTCCTCCAGACTCGTGTTCCTCTTGCTTCTCGTGTGCTGGATAATGAAGCATTCTCATATTAACATAACCATTCATATGCTTATCTATTAAATATCCTTTTTTATGTTTAAACATACTTTCAAACTTATTGAAAAATTGATGGGAAAGACGTTGAGAGATTTGAAGGATAGATTGTGCTAATGGTTTAAACTCTGGAATTTCTGTAGGCCAATATTGTTCTTGCATTCTTGCTGATTCAATCCAATTATATGATTCTTTCGAATCACCATCTCGACTCTGAATATATCCCATCTCACCCCAGCCGGCACGACATGTTGATGAACCCTTTACTCCATTATATACATATTTCTTTTTCACATCTAATGGTAGTTGAAAGAATTCTTCTGTGAGATATTTCCAATCTTGGAATTCCGATAACCATTCATCGTAGACATTTGTAAATACAGCAAAACCACGAGTCGTATATACATCATACATTTGTTGTTCTATTGCATTACTACGAAAATCGATTATCGGAATAGTCACAATTATTTTGTAGGAAATCGAGAAACAACACCTTTAACAAAATATTGCATAGTCTCGAGTTGTGGTCTTTGTATTTCCCCAGCAGGAACTTTTGTTCCATCTTGTTTAGTAACACCTTGATCAAATGGATAGTATGTACCCATCTCATCATTGATCCAATTCATTTTAATTGTCTCAACTTTGTTTACAACATCGCCGGGAACATTCTTACCCCATGGAGATAGACCTACACAATTTTCTTGTAGACCCCATGCCCATCGTTGATTCATTTCTAACTTACCGCTAGCAAGTTGATCAACGATATGTTTATAAAGAACGTTCCAATTGAACATCATACCTGTGATGTATCGATCTGGCCCATTATCACCCATAGGCGCATCATTACCCATACTCCAAACTTCTTTACCATCAGATTTCCATGCCTGTTGTGCAAGTGAAACCACACTAGGTGAATCAGTTGTTGTATAGAGAATATCATTACCATCATCTAAGAGTGCTTTAGCAGCATCCATATCTTTAGGTGGATCAAACCAAGAGTTTATCCAAACAACTTTAACTTTAATATCTGGATTAACTGTTTGAGCTCCTAGAGTAAGAGCATTAATGTTTCGAATGATTTCTGGAATTGGATGTGATCCAACTACACCAATACTGTTTGTCTTCGTCAACAGTCCGGCTGCAATCCCTGTAAGGTATCGTGCTTGAAATGAATGACAAACATAATTGTCCATATTTTCATCATTACCTTTATAACCAGTGGCATGTAAGAAAACAGTATCTTTATTTTTCTTTGCTGCCTTCACCATTGGATCCATATAACCAAACGATGTTGCAAAAACAATGTCATGTTTTCTTGCAAGTTTGGAAAATACTTTTTTGGAATCTGACTCTGGCACCATCTCAACCATTGAGACTTTGTAACCATGTTTTGTCAAGGATTGAAATCCTTGATGATGTCGCATTGACCAGCCACCATCATTATGTGGCCCCACTAGAACATAACCTATTGAAATTTGTTTCGCATTTAAAATACCAAATAAGGTTGTTGATACAACCAATACTAATAGAAATGAAATTAATCGTTTCATCTTTCCCTTCCGAAAAAATTGTTGTTAATTTCTCTCGCCCATTACCAACAGGTCTTCCAACCCCTTCACGATTTGAAAAAGGCCCCCGAAGAGGCCTTTTATTTTTTTGTCTTACTTCTTAGAGTAGATTCCCCAAAGTACCCATATTGAAACTAGGCCGATTAATCCTTCTGCACCTAATTGTTTTACGAGTGACACTACTGAACCCACGATATCCATTCCGAGAAATGGTACAGCCGCACCAAAGATTACTTGAAGAACAACGCCAAGAGCAATTATTGCAAGACCTAATTCGGTTATACCTCTAATCCAACTGAGCACGTTATCTAACATAAAATTATCCTTTTAATTGTTATTGAAAAGTAAGAGGCGCAGACCACCAGGCTTCCCATGGAAAATGAATCCAGAGATTCTCGGTATCTTTTGCTACCTCCCTTACGTAATAATGAGGTTCAAAATTAACTTCATTATTCCACCAAAGTGATGCAAACCTTACATCACAATTGATTTCTAAGGGCTTGTCCTTTTTCGGGCCCTTAATAAAAGATGATATACGTTCAAACGTTTCACCACTATCGCATATGTCATCTACTATTAAAACTCTCTCATCAGTATTCCTAGGGAGATAATCTTCCCATTCTGGAAAATCTCTAAGAGAGCTCTTCACGGGCTTAAAAGGTTTTTTTAACCAATGGGACATCATAACGCCAGGCGTTAAACCTCCCCTACTTAAACCCACGATCACGTCTGGCTCAAATTTATCTAATGTAATCTCTCTACAGAGTTGATTAACATCAAGACACATTTCCTGCCAAGTGTACCATAATTTATTCATAACAAAACTCCACTATTAAGTATTTATCAAACAAAAAACGCTTCCAAAGAACTTACCTTCTCTGGTGACCAGCCAATTACTTTCAATATTTCATTCAATGGTCCCCTAAATGATTTCTCAAATTGTTTCTCATAATCAATATAATCATGGAGGCCAAACTCTTCAGGTAGCCCCTCCATCATGGCTATCACACTATCCCTAATGGGATTAGGTTGTTTTAAATAAACGAACTTAATCTTCTCACCCTCTTGAATAAAAGGATGTTTATTTTGCAACTTCTTCTCTTTTAAAAAATGATTATATAAACGGGTTGCTTTCACATGTATAGGTGTTCCTTTAGCATATAAGGTATGACCACCATTATACTTTTCAATTCCTTTTACAGATCTAGGAAAAGCTATATTCTCAATAGGTTCTTTTTCAAATTGATTTCTAAAATCAGCAATGAACTCTTGTATAGCAGTTTCATCTTTATTAATAATAATATCAAAAGACTTCTTTAACTTATCTCTACAAGATGTTGGTGTTGAGGATTTAACAGATTCAATACCCATAACTTTAATTCGCGGGTTTGTATATCGAACACCTTCATTATCATGAACATTTAAAATATAATGTTTTTTACCAGTCCATATTCCTTTATCAGCGAGACATTCTCTTTTCATATACATCTTCTGATCATAGGCGTTCATATACTTTGCTAAATCAGCATATCCTGTATCGATTATCTTTGTTATCTTCTCTTCACAAACCTTATCTAGGAAATCAATAACCTTTGATGTCTCCACATCCTCTGGGAATACCTTTTTAACTAAAGCATCCAAAGTAATATAAAGGGAGTCAGTATCGGATGCCAATACATAATCAACCTCCTTTGTTTCCAATATTTGATTGAGATAGTTATTGACAGTGGTTTCCGCCCATCTGATACTGAGCTGCCCTCCTAATGTGATAGCTTCTGAAATTCTTAAATCATAAAATCTAAAATATGGATTCCCGAAAGCTCCATAAACACTGTTCAACATTAACTTCATAGCTAATTGTCTATTGCCATATGAATCTGCTTCTTTCTGCAGTTTATCAATCTTCTTTGGATCTGTTTCTTTTTCTAACTTCTTCTTTGCCTCAATCATCTTCTTTTTAAAGATGACTCTATTATCATACTTCTCTTGCATCAATCTAGGCAAGAATCCTTGTACATCTTTTCTGAATGCTTGACCACTTGCTGCAATGGTAATATCTTTTTCATAGAACTTATCTAGATCGATCTTCTTATCTAATAGGTTATCAATGCCACATTGCTGTGTAATGCCTGTTAAAATAGTTTCAGGGCTAACATTGTATTGCATGATTAAATGAGGGTATAGACTATTTAAATCGAAGCTAACAACCCATTTATGCATACCTGTTTGTACATCTTTTACATACGCGCCTACATAAGCTTTATTCTTTGTATTATCTTTCTTTGGTGGGACAACAATATTTCTATTCATTAAATCGTTTGCGAGAATCACTTCCCACATCATAACCATCCCAAATGTATCTTGATAATTTACTTTTGCTTCATATGCAAGAGCAACTACCATTTCGATTAACTTTTTCTTTTCTTCTAATCGCTCAACTAATTGTACGTCTTTAATATTATATTCAATAAACAGTTGGAAGTTTTCTTTGTATAATGTATAGAGATTACCATACTCTTCAAATGATAATTTTCTTTCCCCTAGTTCTATTGACGCGATGTAATCGAGCCGATAAGATTCAGCAGGGGGACTATTACGTCTGTAAACGTCAATATAGTCAATAACAGAAATGCCAATAATATCATGAAAAGTAACATCTTTTCCACGAAACTGAGTAACTCGCTCATGTATTAATCTCCATGGGGATAGCCTGCGTGCTTCTTTAACATCATATAACCTGACTATGCGATTATACAAATAAGGAATATCAAAACCTTGAATATTCCAACCTGTAATAATATCCGGACCTAACTTTTCCCAGAAACCAAGAAACTCTTGTATTAAATGATTCTCATCAGAACATTGAAAATATTCTATATTGTCTTCATGTGCTTTATAATCCCCACAACCGAAAACATAATACTTCCCATTATTACCAACGGTGATTGCTTGTATTTCTTCAATTGCAGATACAGGATCAGGAAATCCATGTTCTGAACCAACCTCAATATCAATAGACGCGATTGACAATAAACCAAAATCATATTCTATACCTTTGTCTTTTGGAAAGTTATCATAGATCCAACTATACCTATAAGTATTCATTCCATAAATTTGAAAGTTATCAACACCTTCATATCTACGAATAAAATCTCTTGTTTCTTTTATTGTTCCGGGTTTAACAGGAGCCAGATATTTTCCATCAATAGTTGTATGGCTTGACTTCTCTCTGGAAGGTATAAAAATGGTTGGTCGATATTCAACACGGTCATCAAACTTCTGACCATTCTCATATCCTCTTACTAATATGTGATCACCAATCTGATGAACATTGGTGTAAAATTTCATTTATTTTGATTTTCAGGAATGCGATAATAATGTTCTACTTTATGTCCCATTGATTCAAGTGTTTTATAACACCATAATATTTGTTGGTCTATCCAACACCTACCTTTAAACGCCCCTATTGTATAAAGGAACTGTAGGTAAATTAAAATAAGAAGTTTCATCTTCCACTCTCCCTCTCATTTGATTAGTCCTTCTTTATATTGAGTTTTACCATTAACTCTCAAAGCAGTATTAATCTTTCCACGATTTTTGCCATTTGTTTTAAAACTACAATGAACCCATCCACTTGATGGTTTCCCTTGTTGATAGAACTCTAGAATTAACTGGTCAAATTCTAAATTATCTCTGACCCATTCTGCCAACTCATCGTTGCCAACTCTTGAACATTCAAAGTCTGCTGCTTCTCCATGACAATGTTGACTTGTACTAGATCCTCCAACTGCCTTATTTAAAGCAGGTCCTCTGTAACCACTATTTACACGAACTGGTCCAAATTTTTCTCGAACTGGTTGTAAAATATGATTTGCTACATTGGTAAGATTGACTAAAATTTGATCTGTGGCAGGTGTATTATCTAAGCCCATTCTATCTGCTGTTGAACTTTTTAGTAATTCAGGTAGGGTAAAGTTCGGTGCTACCCTAATATCTTCAGCTTCATTCACTTTTCACTCCTATTGTGGGGTCGCTGGTTTGAAAGTATTTATCCTCAACGACCCCGTCGAACTTAGGAAAGCTTCTTTTGATTTGTTACAATCTTAATCTGCTTTGCCTTCTTTTCCTCAGGAATAATCTTCTCCATTTTAATTGTTAACATCCCAGCGTCTAATGCTGCTCCTTTAACAATTATATCATCAGAGAGAGTCCAACAACGTTTAAAAGAACGCTTTGCAATCCCTTGATAGAGAAAATCTTCATCTGATTTATCTGTTGTTGATTCGACGGTTAACACACCGTTTTCAACATTCACTGTAATGTCTTCTTCATTGAGTCCTGCAACTGCTAACTCTATTATATAATCATCTCCATCTTTTTTCAAGTTATAAGGTGGGTAACTTGAAGTTTGATTTTGATTTTGATTGATATTAGACAATTCTCCAAACACTCTTTCAAACATATGATCTAATCCAATTGCGGACTGAGTCAAGTGTTGTAAATGTTTGGGATTTGTAAACAGTGATGCGGCGTTTGTATATAACATATTATCTCCTTATAAAAGCAAGATTATCAGTCTCTCCATCCCTCACCAGCGAGCAGATGTTCAAACCGATGTTTAAGAACAATCCATATTAATTCTAATATGGAATCGGCAGTATACTCACCAACCTCGTCGATTGTATACTCACCTGTTTCAGGATCTGTTATGACTCTATCATAAACCAAGAGGTCATAACTATGTCCTGCTATACCATAGGGTCGGTCATCATAATCTTCTTTATCTTTCCAACCATATGTTTTATCATCAACGAAATTTGTCATTTGCCTGTACTTCCAAAACCACCGTCGCGGTCAGTCTTTTGAGTAGGCTTTTTAGACGTCTCCTCAATTTCGTAATGATTCATTTCGACAAGTTCGCCTTGAGCTACCCTGTCGCCATTATTTATAACAATTGTTTGAACTTCTGAAAGATTCACACAAGCAATAAACAATGGATCCACGTAATCATAATCGATTACGCCTTCGCAATTAATTAAGCTCATGCCCTGTTTAATTGCTGTTCCAGATCTAGGGTGTATTCTTACTGAATATCCATTTGGGATATCTAAAATCAATCCTGTTGGAATCAATGCCCTTTGAAATGGATGAATTGTTATAGAAGAATCTTTTCTTTCTATAAATGTTTTTTTATCTTCATTCCAAACTTTATATCCAACTTCGCGTCTATAGTATGCATGTATATCAAAGCATGCTGAGCCTTTTGTGGAAAATTGGGGAATTTGAACATCATCAAATAACTTATGTACTTTCAATTTTAGTGTCGTCACTTTTCTTATTTCCAATATTATATTTTGCCACTAAATTCCATTCGTCCTTTTCTTTGAACGATATAATCTTTAGTTGATTGATGGGAACAATATTGTCATTAACTTTATCGTTATCCACAATTTGTACTAAATCCCATTCTGCTAATAGATTAACTATTGTATTACGCCGTGCTGCATCATTATCTGAAAAATTAGATGGTTTCCCATCTAGCATAAACAACTCTTTAAAATGTACTATGTAATACCGACTTTGTTTATGAAGAATGTGACAACTCTGATATAGAGTCTTATCTTTCTTGGATGCCACACCAATTCTTGTTAAAGTCTCTTTTACTTTTAAAAAATCATCAGGTTGTTTCAGCTTGATTTCAACGAGCGCTTCGACCTCTATACTCATTTAACTCCTTCAATCCACCTGTAAATAATTTTTGCTTGAGAGTACGTAAGTCCTCATCTGTGAATATATCAACGACTTCCCTAGCTTTTTGCAAGGAGTAACCATAATATTCAACGATAAGATCTATGGCTTCGTACTTCTCGGCTTTTAACCATCGACCAAATCTGTTCTTGGGTCTAATGATATTTAGCAAATAGTGGTATTGAAGCTTGTTATCTAGAAACGGTCTTACGTTCATTTCGTTAGCATGAAGCGCCGTATCAGAGGTAAAACTTAATGTTCTATTAATTAAAAAGGGTTTATAATCCCGTTCTATATGACCATCGGGATCATCTTGTAACAAATCTTTTTTCTTATAGTTTATATCTTTTACAAAATCAAATGGATTCATTGCCATTGTCCTTCAACCATTACTTCGATCAAGCATGCGGTTAGATTGATTTGTTGATCTGCTGCGAATGCAGATTTATATTGATAATCAGCCAATAATAAAATAATTGGTGGTAATGTGTTAGGTGTTAAATGTTCATGTAAATTATCATATAACTGTCTATATATGTTTCTTGGATCTGTATGACTTGAATCATTCACCCATTTACGAACCTTTGTAAAGTTCTTTTCTTTTAATGCGTTGATAAGAGCAAGAAAGTTAGCATCGCCCAATTGACCGAGAACCCCGCTGTCAATACCACCTGTAGCACTATAACGTTGTAACTCATTTAATGTCCTTCTAAAATCTGGATAATATCTCATTATTAATTCAACGAGAACCTTTTCATTATAGTTAACATTATTCTCGTCAAGGATTTGCTTTGTTCTATCTAACATAGATTGAGCAATCGCAGGTGCATCCTTTTTATCTATCTTAAATTCAATTACAGAACATCTAGAATGAATTGGTTCAATAATCCTATGTAAATAATTACATGTAAAAATAAAACTACAGTTTTCAGAAAACTGTTCAATAAATCCTCTCAAGGCTGGTTGTGTAGATTGAGGATTTAAATAATCTGCCTCATCAATTATAACAACTTTTCTACCACCCAGTAATGAAACACTACTACAATAATTTTCTAGTTTGACTCTCAATAAATCAATACCAGATTCTTGAGAACCATTCACAACAAGATAGTCAGAACCAATCTCCTTACACATTGCTTTCGCAATTGTTGTTTTACCAACACCAGGCCCTCCAGTCAATAATAGATTAGGAATATTTCCTTTTTCTACAAATGATTGGAATGGATTCTTCAGATGATCAGGAAGAATACAGTCTGCTACCTTTTGAGGTCTATACGCCTCAACCCATAATATATTATCTGTCATAATCCTTATACTGTCTGTTCAGTTGCAATCCAATACTCAAGTTTCTTTTCTGTGTTCTTAAAATGTCCAAGACCCTTATTTGATATTTTCACATCATAAGTCCCTTTCATCAATTTAAGATTTTCAAGTTTGAAAATCATTTTAAAATTAGAATCAGAATTACCCAAGTCAACTGCATAACTGTCGACGGATGTTTTGGAATCAATTGCTTGCAATTTAATCTTTCCATCCTTTGCTATAACAGCAATTTCTGGTAGACTCATAACTGAAGCTGCTCTCATAATAGAAACGAAATACTTCTCTTCAAGTTTAAATGAAGCTTCCGGTTCTGGCAACTTAATATCTTTTGCAAGAATCTTTTTTTCATTTTCAAACAAAGACATGTTGGCAAATTGATATTCAGCTATCTGATCTCCAGCTGTATAATTATTTGCATCAACACTTGATTGAACTTTTACAGACTTTTCACTAAAGTCAAACTGTGGCTCAACGAATAAAGAAAGAACACCCAGAAACTTATTGAGATCATAGATCGCAAAGTCTTGTGGGAACTCTTGTCCGAGTTCTGCTTTTGCCATTACATTTGTCTGTTCACTAACTGTCTTAATGACTTTACCTCTTTCGATAACCAGGCTTTGATTAATCTCAGCAAAGTTTTTTAAATATTCAACAGTCTCATTATGTATAATCATATTTTCCTATAAATGGTTAGGACTTTTTGAATAATCAGGTTTCTCTGACTTCTTATCATCCTTGCGTTTTTTCGACGCGAGCTTTCTACGTTCTTTTCTATTCATTCCCTCTGCAGACTTTTTCTTTTTTCTGTCTTCTAAGAAAGGTCTATTCTCAGTATCATATCCATGCGCGGCATATTCCAATGCACCCATATCTGGTAAGTTACCGGAGAATACATATGTTCCAACATGGGATAATTTCATCCAAGGACATAGAAAAGTTTTGATATCTATCTTATGTGCTAATTGACAGAACATATAATCTTCTGATAGATAACGATCGGAATTTTCCGATCTACCTTCACCCATCCAATGATCATTATCAATAATAGTATCAAAGAATGCATGAATGTATCTGGAACCGTCAAAGTGTTCTGAACGGTTATGATCTGGTTTATATCGAAACTTAGGATATTCTTTTGCGAACTTTTCTAATACTTCACGTTGAAGCATCATAAACCCAGTTCCTATTTCCAAAGCTTCTACTGGTTCTGATAATGAAATAGTTTGTTGACCTCCTACTGGATTGAAAACAAAATCACCTGTAAATCTTTCAAGCGTCATTGGATCATCATCAGCTAATCCTTTATCAACAGCATTACGAACCTTCTCCCAAGCAATACACTTCTTAGGATATATACCACCAATGATTGGTTTCGTTTCATCACATAGCGCTGCTAGTGTAAGAACGTAATTCGGATCGAAACAAATATCTGCATCAATGAACATGAGATGTGTATAACCGGATCTCAAGAACTCATCAACACAATAATTTCGTGCTCTTGTAATTAAGGATTCGTTGAATAGATAAAAGAATTTTAAATCGATTTGATATTTGGTGGCTGTAGTTGCTAAGTCACAACAAGCTTTTGTATACATTCCACTACACATTCCACCATACATTGGTGTAGCTACAAAAATCTTTTTCTTTCTTAACTCAGCTATTGGAACTTCGATCTGCATTCACTCCTTTCATATTAAATAAACAGAAAACGTTATCATCTATTTATATTATAGACGATAACGTTTAAAATGTCAAGGACTATTTTATTTTTATTCTTCTTTTGCTTCTTCGGCAGGTTCTTCATCTGTTTCAGGGGTTGCTGCAGGATCTACTTTACTCCATAGATCCATAAAACCATTT